ATCAGAATCGTCCTCCAAATCCGAGCATCAATCGATAATTTGCCGGCGCACCCGGCCACTGACTGTAGTTGCCGCGCAGGAATGCGTTGTTGCCAAGCACCGGCAGCGTCATGCCGCCGGCAGCGAAACCACCACGGCCGGGCGACTCGAGCTCCTGCAGATTAAATTGCGGCAGCTGCGGCGGCAGCGGAGCTCGCTGCAATTGCGGTGCATCGCCGAGATTACCGAGCGTGTTGTTCTGCGCCTTGAGAGCATCCGCCAGCAGGGCGAGCTCGTCACGCCAATCGGCCACCTAGAAAACCTTGCCCAGGCCACCGATCAATTCGCTGGCGATCCAAAACGCGACCGCAGCCCAGCCGAAATGCCAGCGGCCGGATGCAGTCATGATGACAGACGCGATGACGGCGAACACAAACGCGAACACAAGCAGGATCAGTCCGAGATTATGCATGGGCTCCTCCTATGCAGCTTGCCAGGATCCGGCCGGTGGTTGGCGCATGCGCTTGACCGGTTCGGTTTGTGCGAAGCGCAACATCATCAGCGCGTAGCGCGTCGCCGACAAAAGATCGTCGTGCTCCTTCACCACCTTGCCGTCCTTGCGGTGATAGAGGCGGAATTCTTCGTACCAATCGTTGAGGTGCGAGAACACTTTCAGCCGTCCGGTCTGCATGCGATCGAGCATCAGCATCAATCCGGCTTCGACGCCGGAGGCGCCGTCGATGAATGTTGCGCGCTCGGGCAGCATGGCCAGGTGCTGGCCGCGGTACTGCGAGGCGAGCTCGTCGCCACTGCCTTTGTCGGCGGCGAGGCCGTCGTGCGGCCAGGCGATCGGCACCCACTCCGAGCCCCAGGCGCGGATCGCCGCGGCGTGCAGGATCGGCGTCGACTGTCGCTGGCGGAATGCGCGCGTGACGTAGACGATGTCTTCCTCGCGATCGTGCGTGAGCTCGACGCAGGCGAACGGATGGTCGTAGCCGAAATCGAGCCCGCGGATGCGGGCGAATTCGCGCGGGAAAATGCGCGCCGGACAAACGATCTGTTCTTCGGTGATGGGGAAGATGCGGCCGGAGCCGAGGGTGGGAATTCCTTTGGCGCGCGCCTCGCGCTCGTGTGCGGGGTAGCCGGCGATAATTTTTTCGCGGTCTGCGGCCGAGTAGTGCGGCGCGTCATCGATCGTCATATTGATGTTGATGCGATCGGGCGAGGGTTCGAGCAGGAATCGCCGGCACACTTCCGACATGCCGAGCAGCGGCGTGAAGGTGGAATAGACCATGCCGGCGGTCGACGAAATTCGCGTCAGCGCTTCAGAGTAGATTTCCATCGGCGGCTCTTCGTCGAGCCAGACGAAGTCGACCGTGTCGGCCTGCCACTTGGAGCGGCCCTGGTCGTAGCTTTTAAAATTTAAGGTGCTGCGTCCCTGCTGCACGTCACCGCCACCGCCGTGCAGCACGACGATGCCATCGAGGGCGTCGCTAACGCCGTTGCGCCGCGACCAATCGAGCAGGCATTCCTGCGGCAGCAGTCCCGTGCCAAACGCCGATTGATCACGCGGGTTACCGACGATCAGTCGCTGCACCCCGTCGCGCGTGAGCTCGGCGGATTCTGAGCCGGCGACGGCGCGCAGCGGCCGATCGAAGACGCGGCCTTTCCACCAAGGCGGGTAGCGTCCGGTGAGGTGCATGGCCGCCTCGGCGGATCCGGCCAGCGTCTTGCCGATCTGGTTGCCGGCGAGCAAGGCGCGCTCGCGGTAGATACCGCCGGCATCATGGAATTCGCGTTGTTTGGGATAGGGCAGGTACTGCGACAGGCGGGAGAGTGAATTGCGTCGCTCGCGCTCACGCCCGAGGCGTTTGGCGAGGAGCTCTCCGGCGGCCAGGCCGCGGCGCAGTTCGGCGAGTTGTTCGGGCGTGAATCGGTATGTCGGCGTTTTTTTTGCAGCGGATTTTTTCGTCGATTTTTTCGCCGTCATCGCGAGCCTTTGTGAAAAGGGGTGAGGCGCGTGCTGAGCACCGCGAGGGTTCGCCCTATAACGAACCGCTGGGGGCCTTGCGAGCCGTACCAGACGCCTCTGGGGTATTAGAGCCAGCCGAATACGATGATGAACACGACCGCCATCAGGATGATGATGGCGATCGTGAAGGCGTTGTTGGCAGTGTAGTTCACTTCTTCTTTTTCGGCCCTGCTTCACCTTGACCGGGCACGCGCACCCACACCCAACGTCCTGGCGGCGGGCTCGGGCAGTAGGCCCAGGTCCAATTGCCGGGACCACCGTCCGGCAGTTTCGGCACCTCGGGGATGCCATAGCCTGGATCGACCGGGATCTGCGCCCACGGGGGCGAATATCCGGGGTCAACCGGGGCGGTTGGCGGCTCGGGCGGGATCCACGGGTGCGTCGGTTCGACCGGCACGTCGGGCGGCACCGGCAGCGTGTTATCGGGGTGCGGCAGATCGCCGGGCAGGGTGTGATCGGGGTGCGGCGGATCCACGCCCTCGGGCAGTAGGGCGACGACAATCATAGTCTCGCCAGGCTTGAGCTTGATCACTGACATTGCGGATCACTCCTTTTGTTTGTTGTTTATGCTAGCGTTCGTGATGAACGCCAACGACAGACTACGCGCGGATCGCACGGAACGAAAGCGGCTGCGTCACTTACGTGAGCAGTTGGCGGCGCGTGACGCCGAAATCGCGCATCTGCGTGGCGCCCTGGTCGAGATCGCGTCGTTGCGTTACTCGAATGCGGCGGCCGCGTCGCTGGCGCAAACGGCGCTATCGACGTGGAAACCGCCCGAGTTATCCACCGACTAGACCGAAATCGATAATAATCTTTCGCCCTAGCGCCGCAGCGCGAAACGATCGAGCGCGAAGCCAAAAACCCTCGATAGGTCAATGGCCTTCACTTGACATCAGTATAAATATTTTGATTTGCTACGCGCGCGCGCGGCCTAGACCGCATCTGAGGCGCAGCAAGCATGCTAGTCCTGAAACACCCGACGTGTCCATACCCATTCACAACTCTGGACAGCGCCTGGGACGATGAGCTCGCTGCGCTCGACATCGTCGAGCGCTGCGCAACCAGCGGCCGCCTCACAGCCGAGCCGCTCTGGCCCTCAGAGGCATCCGCGAAAGCAACAAGACCAGGCCACGTGAACCGCCAGGCCGACAAACGGTCTCTGCGGCCGCGCAAGGGATACCTCGATTTCACCCTCAATCCACTGCCGCCTCGACAGCCGCTTCCTGACCTGAATTCAGCCGCATAACCAACACCGGGATACCACACACATCGGCGCCGCGCGTAGCGCGCGCGCAACGATAGCTGCCCGGATTTCCATCGTGCAAGCGGCAAAACCGCGCTTTTGCAGCCTCTCACAGCAGCAGGGCGGGCACTAAGGGTACCGTACCTGCCCATGCTCATGGTGGCCCCAGCGACCGGGTTCTAACCCCGTACTCCGGGGGGTCCATGCTAACCCCTTGATCTACCTAGGCAATTCGGTGTGGTGGGACAGAAGTCCTAAACGGAGCTACCATTTACATAGCCCTCACTATGACAAGGTGAAGGTCGTCATTGATATCATTGAACTATTAGCCCGCATGTCCAACGCATGTCCAATATGGGAAGCACGAGCCGCGGTGCCCCGCCTCGATCGAGCGCTTCCCAGGTGCTTCCCAGAAGGCGTCAGCCAGGCGCTCGAGTCAATGATATCAGTGGCTTAGCGGTAAAGACCTCCTGTCTCTCAAGCAGAAGGTGCAGGAAACGCGGCAGCGGTGTTTAGATACTCTCGCAGTCTCACTCAGTGAGAATCAGAGCGCTCGCGGTCGGCCCTTCGAGCCCCAGATCTGAGCGCATTCCCCGAATTCGTGAGTGTTTGCGATGTCTCGTAGCGTTACGAGGGGTGCGGCCTTCGTGCGCTCCAGAGCACGCAGAGCGGGAGGAAAAGCAGCACGATGCCCCAGAGTTCTGCGCTGGTCATGTGCGATCGCGCTTGCCGATGTAATCGACGCTGTGCGAGAGCTCGCTGCGCAATTCGCTCTCGACCGCGGGATCCGTGACCGAGAAGCGCGGCGTGCGCTCGGCTTCGTTGCCGGGCTCGATGAGATTGATCAGATCGAGCGCCTCCAGCGCAACGACGAGCTTCTGCGAAAATGACCACTGACCGGCTGCGAGATTAGGATCGACCTCGCTCCAGGCCGCCAGGATGCGGGCGACAGCCTGCTCGCGCGTCATGAGAGCTCCTCGGTCTCGGGTTCGAGCTCTACTGCGCCTTCGATCATCTGTACGGTTTTTGCGCGTACCGCGGCCAGATGCTCTTCGAGCAGCGCGATCTCGTCATCGGTCAAATCGATGAAGGGCGAATTCACTTTCTCGGCCTGCTTGGGCAAGAGCGAAACGACGGCGTGCAAATAAACGCCCGGCTGACGCTGACGCACGCGCGCGATCGTTTCCTCGCCGTGCTGCTCGAAATCGGCGTGCAGCATCGCCAGGCATAATTCCTGCAGCTTCGAGCGAGAGCCCTTCGGCCGGCCCTTCGGGTTCGCCGATACGCCCGGCTTCCAACGAGTCTCGATGAGATGTGCAGCTGTCCGCGGCATAAGTGATCTCTAGCGTGTTTCATCAGGCGAGGAAAGTTAGGAATTCAATCCTCCTCGAGCCACGCGGCCAGGAGCTCGAGAACTGTTACACTTTTGTTCGTAATGTTGACAGTTCTCGAGCCCCTATGGTTTGGTGAAGGCACGCCCGTATTGCTGCACGCCACGCCCAAACGGTTCGAGAAATGCCGGCAGATCGCCCGCGCCCAGCTGCCGCGCCAGATCGGAATTCTCTGCCGGCCGCGGCTGATTGTAATACTCCTGGAACTGCCGATTGCGGATGTCGCGCGGGTCGGTGAACGGATCACGCCAAATGGCCGCCAGGTTTTCCATCGGCGCCCCGCCCATC